TCGTCCTTGCGGTCCTTGATCCGGACCGAGCCGTACTCGCTCTTGAGCTGCTGGGCGCCGAGCGTCTCGGAAGCTTCGGTCTGGCCGCGCATGATGTCGGACAGCCCGGTGATCTGGTAGACGTCCTCGATCAGCTCCTTGCGCAGCGCCACCAGTTGGGTGACGGTCGTCGCGATCATCTCAAGCGGCAGCCAGACGATCATGTCCTTGACGCCGCCCTGCCCGATCATCGACCAGTTAGAAACCGGTACCAGGACCTGGTTGTCGGTCGTCGATTTGACCGCCGCCTCGATCGCATCGCCGATATCGCCGGCGCCGGCGGGATAGAAGCCGCGCACCTTCAGCGAGTCGGCAAGCGAGCCGATCCGCGCGGTGAGCTCGTTGATCTCCTCGAGCTGGTCCTTGTAAAACAGGAAGTCCGGCACCGGGATCAGCGTGCGCCGCTGCAGCGTGGCGTAGGCAGGTTTCGGACAGGGGAAGAAGCCGTCGAGGTTGAGATGCGGCAGCCCCTGGTCGAGCACGACGGCGCAGCCTTCGGCAACCCACACGACCTTGTTCTGCGATTTAGACCACAACTCCCAGACGCCGGCCTTCAGCTTGCCGTCGTCCGCATCCTTGTCGTCTTTGCGCCTCGAATAGGTCGCGTCCTGGTAGGCATCGCCAGAGCTCGCCTTGAAGCGCTTGCGCATCTCTGACTTCGTCATCCAGGCGCGATAGGCCACCCAGTCGACGTCCTTCCATTTGCGCGCCGGATCGTGGACGAAATCCTTGCGGTCGCAATGATCGATGCAGACGCGCTCGGTAAAATCATCGCCCCTGCCGGAGGCCTCGTAGCGCAGCCAGGCCACCCCGCGGGCCGAGATCGTGATGTCGTCGCGGACCAGGCGCATGACCTGGTCGATATCCTCGAGCTCGAAGGAAACGATGGCCGTGCGCTCGAGCAACTCGGAAGCGACGCGCGGCATCGGCTTCCTATCCTTGAACCGCGGCACCACCACCGGCACCGGCGGCCGCGAATAGATCGAGGGGCCGAGAACGGAGATGTTGGCCCAGAACAGCTGGAACTGGCGATCGCGCGTGACGTTCGAAAGCTGCTCGAGATCGGCATACAGCTTGTCGATGGAGTCGCACTTGTCCTGATAGGTCTGGTAGACCTTCTCGGCATCGCCGATCATGGTCAGCCATGGCTTCGACGATTTGCCGCCGGAAGGCTGCGCGACCTTTACGTCGGGGCGGCCGCCGTCATCGCCGGCGTCGTCATCGCGATCGCTGTCGTCGTAATCGGCCATTAAGCGGCAATCCCAAATTCGGCGCGGCGATCGATGCCCTCATGCGGGCAGTAAATCTCGGCCTGGCGAAAAGCGCGGTCGATCGCATCGATCACGACGGGCGAGAGATCGACGCCTCGTGGATCGGCGACCGCAGCGGCCGCGGCGGCAACGTCATCGATCGCCGTCGGCGAGAACAGGCACGGCCCGCGGTCCGTGTGCTCGCGGATCACCAACGCCGCGATTTCACGATAAACGTCGAGGCTCTGGCTCATACTCTGATCCTCACGCCGCTGGACGGCATCGGCGGCGGCGGCAGCGCCACCTGGCCGGGGCCAGGCTTCGGCAATTCGCTTTCGGGCGGCTTCCTGATCCAGGGCCGCGACATGCAGCCGTAGCGGACCATGTCGGCGCAGTGGTCTTCCGCCGAGGTGTCGAGATCCTCGGGGCGATCTTCATCGTGCTGAAGCGCCGGGATGGTCCGGATCGAATGAACGCAGGTTTCGAAGAACACCAGCATCGGCTGGCCGTCTTCATTGCCGAGAAGGCGGCCGCGAACCTGGTCCCACCCGCCCATCGCGCCGCGCGCCATCACGCGCGCATTGTCGGCCGGACGGAAGGTCGCGCCATCGCCATCGGCCTGCATCATCTCCGAGATCGGAGGGCCGCCGTTGGTAGCGAACGCGGCCGGGTCGAGCACGCCGTATGAAATGTTCTCGCCGGCATCCAGCCTGCGAACCTCCCGGCCGACGGCCGCGGCCGTCATCTTCAGCCCGACGTCGGGATTGAACTTTCCCTGCCGATCGGTCGCGACCTGGTACCACTCGCGGTACATCACGAGGCAACCGCGCGGCAGCAGCCGCCCATCGGGCGTAACGAAGTCATCGCCGACGACGGCGAAC